AGTTCCTTGAACATCAATATTGCTTGCCCATTCAACTCCTGTTCCTGCTGTATTTGTTTGAAGTAATTGCCTTGCAGCTCCATCAGCTAATTTACTAACAGCAATTTCGGCATCAGCATTTATATCAGCATCAACAATAACTCCTGCATTTATAGAAACGGCGGTTCCATTACTTGAAACAGTTACGTCACCTTTATTACCATCGGATAATCCTGCTGGGCCTTGAGGTCCTCTCTGTATTACCTCAACAATCTGAGTCTGAGAGCTACTGCCAACTGTATTTGAGGTCATGATGCACTATACCCTTGAGAAACGTAAACCACTCCTTCTAGATAATACTCTTTTGTCGCAGTTCCGTCGTTTAATAAAACATCATATCTATATTCACCGCCAGTCAAAGTTGTTGTTTGAGTACTTGTCAAAGACAAAGTAATAAGACCGCTGGCAGGGGTGGTATAGGTTACAGAGAAATCTAAAAACTTCTGAGTCCTTTCTATATCCCAAATTTGAGAGACAACGAGAAATCCAGTTAAATTCGTATCTGCCTTAAAAGTTTGTTTACTATTTCCTTGGCTAGTTAAATCAATAGCACTCCCACCTACATAAGCTGCCAGTTTAAATGTATCATCAGTTTTATCTCTCACATAATACGTCGTTTTATCCGTTAGACCACCAATAACTTCTACGTCATTAGCAATGTATTGAATAGCCTGATTGTTAACAAATCCATGATCAGTAATAGTGATTACATCAGTAGATAAATTTACAGAGCTAGTTTTGACCTCTACATTATTTTTGAAACCCAACTGCTGCTTGAAATCAGCTCTTCTTTGAATTTTTAAATCATAAGGGCCTGGATTGATCGCCATAATTAACCAGCTTCAAGAGCTGCAACTTTAGTTTCTAATGTTTCGATTTTAGCAATAGCTTCCTTTAAAGCTGCACTTAATAAAGGAACTAATTTACTTTGATCTATTCCTTGCATCTCTACCCCATCCTTCGTTCCACTGACAGCATTAGGCACAACTTCTTGTACTTCGTGAGCAAAGAATCCATCTAATGTTTGACCAGCATTAGATTTAAAATTAAAACGATAAGGTTTTAGTTGTTTGAATCTTGTAATCCCATCAGATATTTCAACTTCATTTTCTTTTAAACGATAATCAGAAGATGTATTAAAACTTGTCGCTGAACCACTAACTTTTATTGTTCCAACCGTTCCATTTGTATTAATAAATTCAATTAAAGTTGTTTCTGAGGCTGTTGCACCTACAGAGAAAATAGAACTTCCTGTTGCTGTTGATTGAAGCCTTACACCTGCACTTGTAGCACTTGGAGTTGTTGCGTCAGGAATAATAAAAGCTCCTGATGTTGTAATCGCTGCTCTTTTTGCTGCCGACGTTCCAGTTCCTACACGGAAAGAAATCCCTTCATTATTTGTATTCTTAAGAACCAATCCACCATCCTCTCCTGAGTTATAAATTTCTGCACCTTGGCTTGTTTGATTCTTATTAATTAAGGCAATTGCACCTGATGTATTGTTATTACCGCCTGAACCTTTAATCGAAAAAACAGGAGTTGTTGCATCAGTCGAACCATCAACAGGGCCAACAGTAGGAATTGTTGTTGATCCGTCTCCTGCTGGAGCACCTAAATAAAAATTACCTAACGCATCAAATAATGCTCTTTGAGTTCCATTTGTTGCAACAGCAATATTATCAGCAACTAAAGAACTACTAACCGTTGGTTGAAAGAATCCCGTATTAGCATCATTTGTCCATCTGAATCCTGGGGTTCCAACTGTGCCTTCTGGGATTGTTAAAACACCATCAGTAGAACGAATCGTAACCCAAGCATTATTAGCTGAGTTCCTCATCTTGATTAAATTATTAGTCGTATCCACGTACCACATATATGGGTACATAACAGCAGGATCACCCGTCCCTGAGTTATTCGTCGAAATCGCACTTAGAACTGCATTTATATCAGCGAGAACAACTGCTCCCGTTCCACTTGCGATTACATAATCTGCTGCTTGTGTCATAACAATCTACTTTTTATCCATTCTAAGCCCTGTAACCATACCCGCTTGCTGCAAAAAAGAATTTTCTATCAGCACTAACAGGATTCCCATCAGACTGTTTTATTGCAATAGTAAAACCATCTTTTTCAAAACCACTTAAAACAATATATTCACCAGCAGCCAAATCTACTCCTGTCACTTGCAAATTAGGATCATCGGCTGTGTTGTCATGCCAAAAAGGAATTGCATAAGTTACATCCATAGATGCTGCATTGGCTGTATAAGTTGCTGTTTGTCTAGGAGCAAGATGTCTATAAGGCAAAGTAAAACTCACACCTAGTTTTGTAATCTTTACGTTTTGATTTGGGTCTGTTGTTTCGACAACGGCCTTATAAGTAAATCCCGTACATCGAATAGACGTTTTTGTAAATTCAACCCAGTCAGACCATGTATTGTTATCAACTCCACTTGTCGTACCTAAAGTTGTTTTGTAATAGAAACGAACATTAACATTAGGAGCTTTTTCACCAGTAAAACTTTCCATATCTTCAACATTTCCACGGCTTGCAAAATCCGTTACTGAATAAAAAGGTTCCCACTCCAGCATCCGTTCTATTGTGTATGTATAAGGAGTTGAATTGCCGCCAATATATCCAACAAACCATCCTGTATAAAAACAATATGTACCTGTTTTTGTTGTTGGATCTACTAACGTAATCCCTTGTGCTCTGTCACTAAATGTTTGATTATTATTCCCCTGTCCTGTCAAATTAATAACACTTCCATCGGCTTCTGTTCTTAATTTGAACGTATCCGCAGATTCATATTTCACATAATAAGTTTGATTAGTATTCAACCCTGTTATTGCTGTCCCTGACTCTGAAGAATAAAGAATCGCCCGATTATCAGCATAACCATGAGCTGTCATTGTAATCAGGTCAGAACTTGTATTAACAGCACTTGTCGCTACTTGTTTTACATTTACCCAATTCATATTGCTTGAACTATTGGCAGTTAAATAACAATGAGTAATCCCTTTCCAGCCTCCTGCTGATGTTTCTTCCTGAACAGTGCCCAAATCTCTCATTGAGTAAGGTGTAACAGCTTGAGAAAGAACACCTAAAGCTTCCGTTGTACTTTTACGCCCTCCATCATCAACAAATTTTGCTGAAAAAGTTCCAGGACGTTCAGTATTTAAAACAGCTTCAGTGCTGATTCCTGCTAACTTTGCAACCTCAATAGATCCTTCCCAAGTAGCATTACTTGTTAATGTTGTAAATCTAATTTCTACATAACCACCATTAAGAACATCCGCTTCAGTTGCTTTTGTCCATGATAACTTTGCAAATTCAAACCCTTGAGGCTCAACTTTAAAACCACTAATATTTTCAGGTGGTGCAACTTTCCCTAATGTATGTATCTGAGTTCTTAACGGATTAATAGAGAATAAATTATCTTTATTAACACCATAAATAAAAATATTTATATAACCTCGGCCTAATCCATTAATGTTATAAGTTGTCCCATTTACATCGACAAATGTATAACTAGCATCAGGAAGTTTATCAGGGTGAGGAAGGCTTTCTTTTATGAACTTATAACCTAATTTATAATTATTAACACCTTGCAAATAATCCCAACTAAGTTGCAATTGGTGAACGGCTCTGTTATTTATAACGACAATTTCTTCATTAACAACAAGATTCCTTGGAGTTAAAGGATAAGGAAAAGTAAAACGTTTAGCCATCTGAACTTTCTGTCGGAGCTTCTACCTCATCATACTTAGAAGCATCATAACGAATAGCAGAAAATTGATAATTCAAATTATCCACTTCCGCCACTCCTATAATCCTGTAATCGACAGGTTTGATTTCATTATTAGCTAAGTAATTCGTAGCAACCCAAGTGGCCCCCGCTACAGGTGCTTCAGAAAAAGCAGACCCAACAGTAATAGTAGTTCCTGAAACAGAACTAATAGTTCTTGTCTCAACTTTTCCATAAGGAACATTTGAGCCTGTTGTTAAGGCAGCCGTTGGCAATAAAACAGAAATTGAATCATCAGCGGCAGGGACAAAAGTATTAGTAGAATCGTCTATTGTAAAAACAGTAGTAGAGGCAACACTAGCTATTCGACCTCCTATTCTATTTTCAGCTCTTAAAGGATCAGCAATACTAACGACCTGCCCAGGTCTAACCAAAACCCCACTATGTAAAGATGATGTAAACGAAACAATATCAGCTTCATAGTTTTGAGAATGAATCATCCAACGCCCCATTCTTTCGGCTTGTGCTCTGCTATTACATCCAAAAGTTGTGATATTTTTAACTCTATAACCGTATTTATCTGTTAATGCTTTTTTCGCTTCAACAGTGACATAATCTTTTTCCTTTAAATCATTATTGAAATAAGCAACATTAACGACGGTATAACGAGACTCGAGAGCACCTCCAGAATAAATAAATCCTTCTTCAGTTACATTTGAACGATTGAATAAATAAACTGAATCACTTGGTCTATCAACTGATAATTGTAATTTTCCTGAAGCGTAATAAGGTTTTGCACGTAAACAAGAACATATTTCATCAATTACTTTATAAACCTGTTTTGGTTGTTTTAAAACAGCATTACAACTAAATCGGGGCTGACCATGTACTAACTCAGAAGCGTATTTTGATGCTTCGAATAGAGAATATTTATCAATGATTGTTTCATCAATATCTCTACCAAGGCCGTAATCATAATATCCATCTCTTTTTTGACCTACTAAACTTGTAGGAATTATTCTTTGAACTGTTAACAAGTCATATAAGATCCAAGCAGGATCAGAACACCAATATTTTGTAGTGGTTAATGTCCCACCAAATACATATCCAGCAGGGTATTTTATACGCCCATTAGTAGAATCAACGGATGGGTTTATTTGATAAGTTCCATTAGTTTGATTGTTGTATCCGCCAATGCTGTCTCCATCTGTGCCAGGCCACCTAACCTGAAAACCAGCAACTTTATCACCTATGGAGAAGATTCCTATGATTTCATAAAGACCATTTTTCGACCCAGAATCATAACTAGAAGTAAACGTAATGAAGTCTCCTTTGACTAAACCATGATTTACTAAATTGCTAGCGGGATCACTATTATTAACATTGCCACTTCTTGAATACATATCGATAACATCGCCATAAGTCACACCATCAACAGCTCTCGCACCAGTTTTCCAAAAAGACATATTAAAAGTTGTACTTCCTGCCCCTGGTATCTTTACTTTTGTTCCCCTTAAATGAAACATTCGGCGTGGAATTTGACGGTAAGCATCAGAATCTACTCTTAATTTTCCATACGCTGAATAATAATAATCAGGCTTCTTATTTATTATCTCTGTAATAGCTGTCAAGCTAAATGTTTGCCTCCAACTGCTATAATCATCATCCATTAATTTCTCTATTTTTATCGACTCTGCTTCTAGCCCTACAACAGCATCAGGATTATTAGCGTTATAGTCTGGATGACTTGGATCATATTTTAAACTTCTATATTTATTCAAATCAATTCTAAAATCAACAGTTAAAACCCCTGTTGTTTGTCTAGACAATTCAACAGCTCCTCCGTCTCCACTTGTATGCGGATTTTGACCAAGTAATCCGTTATTATTTATATAATTCGATTGCGAATGTTTATTACCATCAGCCCAAGGATTTGACCAAGCACCGTCTCCATGGTGCAGAGGGAAAGCATTAATTTCCACACCACCCTGCATAATGACAATAAGTTGAAAAGCAACTCCATCTGATATGCCAGACGGCCAAGTTAATTGAATAAGAAGCTCATCAGCATCTTTATTATCAATTCCTTTCGTAACAGCTACAGGGTCAGCCCCACTCGATTTATTGACAGGATTATTGAACTTTCTAACAGTAGAAACATTAACTGCCTCAGGTAGCGGCGTTTGGTCTACTGTTCCAGAACGACTAACGAAACTTACATTTTTAATATTATATTCTTCCTCAACGTTATAAGGAGAAGTGGCTAATTCTTTCAATACGGGTACACCATCAAAATAAACATCTTTCAAAGCAGCTCTATCAGCTTCAAGCTTATTTGTGATTCCAACTGCACTTGGAAAACCTTCAATCTCACCTTCTCCCCATAAATCGATTACTTCCATAATCTGCGGATCGGAAGATGTCCCCATGCTGAGGCTTGATTGATGACTACCACCTCCCTCCGTTCCTCTCGAAGGTTCAGGGCGGCCAAGTCTCTCTGCGAGGTCATATAAATTACTGTCAAAAGTCGTTTCATCACCAGAGGTTGTTTCTATCAAAGACCCAATCTCTATGGCAGAGTGAATTTTCATGCTGACGACATTACTGCCAGTGAAAACTTCTCCATAAATAACAGGAACAGGAATACCACTTTTGCTAACATTCTGAATCCCTGAGAAGATCGTATTGTCATCTATTTCAACTTGTTCTGCCTTCCTTTCATCTTCTCCACCTGATAATGCTTCAACGACATCTTGCCCTACATCAAGGGCAAGCATTGTAAACGCATAAACAAAATTGCCTCCACTCAGAACATAATTTATCCCGAAACCAATAGTCTTTTCTATAAGCCAGTCAAGAATACTGCCGTAAATAACAGGGACAATTCTGATATCTCCTTTGACCTGTAAATCTTTTAATTCTTCATTAATAAATTGATCACCAATCTGTATTTGATAAAACTGACTAATCTCTTGATATGGAAGATTAGGCCAATTACTATTTAAAAACGCTAAAACATCAGTCAAATTATCAACATCAGCATGTAATGTTTTCCATCCAACTTCTCTTGCTAATCGTCCATATAATCTGATCGTTCTTAAATTCGGATCAGGATTAGTTGATTCTTTTAAACGAGGACAAACAATATAATTTTCTGGCTCTAAATAATTCCATGTTTCTTCTTCTGGGTCAAAAATATAGAAAGGCCACCTGAAAAACTCGCAACTTTTCTTATCAGCCTCAGACGGCTCAACTCCTCCTTCGGGATGAGAATGAACAACAGCAACGACTTCATCACTTATGTCTTCGGCCTCAACCCAATCGTCTGGGTCTATAACAAAAGTTTCTAATGGTTGTTCTGCAATATTTCTACATTCCCAATACTGTTCCTCACCATCAATTTTGACTAATAAGCCACAAGATTCTTCAGGAAAAACACTTTTACCATGCTTGATTGCGTCTTGAGTCCAAGTCATAACTAAACAAAATCTCCAACACTAGGGAATTCTGTCTTCAGCACTTGTCTTTTAGGTAATTTTAAATGAGTAAAATCTAGGATAGAACGCAATTCAAACTCTACCATTTCTTGATTTTCTACAACTTTACGATTAATAAAATAAACTTCATCAGAGAATTTTGTTGTAGGACTTGGTGTCCCATAAGGATTTGTATTGTTCTGCCAATTATCAGCATCAATATATTTAACTAACGTCCTAATTCTTGTTAATCGTGCTTCAGCTAAATCTTGCCCTAAATTCCTCTCGTCTGTCTCAGGATCAATGTAATTATTTACTGCATTTATAATATTTGTCATAAATCCAAATAAATTACTGACTCTTAATGTTGGTCTTGGCAACGAACCTTTAACCTTGTACTCAATTCCTTCGACAATAATAGGTAAAGCATCGTAATCAACTCCGTCCCATTTAATTTTAGAAGTAGTTGTATCTTGATTTACACCTGAATAAAAGTATTTAATACCTGGAGCAACATAAGCTCCTGCATGTAAAACAGGATCTAATTTTAATTGAAATAATTCAATTAAAGAATCTGGACTCGAACCTACTAAATCATTAACAGGTACAGTCATTATGCTAAATCAAATACTTGTTTAAACGTTGCAGTTATTGTATGTACCCCAGAATATTGAAAATTACGACTCCATGTTTCACACACCCATTTAGAAGTCGAAGATTCATCTAAAGGTTGCCAAT